AAGCTGAGTACAGCATGGAAATCGCACAAGACCTGAAGGCTATTCACGGACTGGAAGTTGAATCAGAACTTTCAAATCTTCTATCTGCTGAAATCCTAGCGGAAATCAACAGAGAAGTTGTTCGTACAATCAACGTAACAGCAGTAAGTGGCTCACAGTCAGATACAACTACAGCAGGCGTATTTGATCTGGACACTGATGCTAATGGACGTTGGTCAGTTGAAAAGTTCAAGGGTCTTATGTATCATCTAGAACGTGAAGCTAACGCAGTTGCAAAAGCTACTCGTAGAGGCAAAGCTAATCTTATCATTGCTTCTGCAGACGTCGCTTCTGCTCTTCAAATGGCAGGTGTTTTGGATTATGCTCCAGCTCTGAATAGCAATAACCTCCAAGTTGATGACACAGGCTTTACTTTTGCCGGTGTGCTAAACGGCCGCTTCAAGGTCTATATTGACCCCTATGTGGTTGGTGGTGATTACTTTACAGTTGGCTATCGTGGCGCCAATCCAATGGATGCTGGTATTTTTTACTGCCCATATGTTCCATTACAAATGGTTCGTGCAGTTGATCCTAATACCTTCCAACCAAAGATTGGGTTCAAAACAAGATATGGAATGGTTTCTAACCCATTTGCTGAAGGCCTAACAGTAGGCGCTGGTGCAATCAACCAGGACAGCAATGTCTACTATCGTAGAAGTCAAGTTTCGCACTTGATGTAAGAAAAAGACTTCGGATAACGAAGCAAACTCAAAAGACCCGGGCTGTTCATCACCCCGGGTCTTTTTTTACTTGAAGTAGAAAATAGCTACTATCAATGCTATAATCAAAGGACCCCAAACCCACATATCAGACATTAGAGAAACATTTGGAGAAGGTACTATATTTGTAACAGTATTCTTTTCGATTTTCATAAGCTGTTCAAAAATGAATTCATGAATATCAGGATTTGCATCCAACATATTTTGATCCGCCTTAGAGATAGTAAAATGCATACTTCTATATGCTCTTTCAAATGGTCCCATCTTCCTCTTCCTTTATATAGCCTGAAAAAGGACCTCCATAGATACAATGTTCAGTGTCTAATCTAAACCAACACTTTTCACAGCACGGACAACCACAACGATACAAAGTTGTGATGCGTCCTTTAGGTTCTTTTTCTTGTTTTGTTTCGTTCATATTGATGTAGTATTGATACATATAAATAGTGTAACAGATATCAATAAAAATGTCAAGAGGTATTCCATGCAAGATTATAAAACTCCACCAGGCGAAGTTGGTGTAATAAAAAGACAAGTAATAAATCGCAACTTTCTTAGTCAGTTAGATTTCAAGTTCTTACTCAAAAGGGCGCCGTCAACAACATTTTTTCTTCAACGGGTGAATATTCCTGGTATAAATCTTCCTCCTCGAAATATTGCTAATCCTTTTGTTGATATTCCCTATAGTGGTGAACATATAAAGTTTGGACCTCTTAGCATTGAATTCAAAGTTGATGAAGATTTTGCCAACTACTTAGAGCTTCAAGGTTGGCTTTATGGTTTAGGATTTCCGCAAAATTTTGATCAATATACAGAACTAATGACTAAACCTAAGTTTTTAGGAGAAAGTATTACTAGTGATATTTCTCTTATGATTTTGAGCTCTGTCAAAAAACCAAATATTGAAGTTATTTTCCATGATGCCATAATAACTTCTTTATCTGATTTAGTGTTTTCTACTACTCCTAGCGATATTGATTATTTGGAAGCCATGGCAACTTTTGCTTATATTCACTACACAGTAGAACAAATATAAATCTTGACATACACCTATAAAGATGTTATAATATGTTATGACATTAGATGATATTTTGAATGAATGGGCAAAAGACTGTATTGTAGATCGAACAGAACTCGCTGAAGAGAGTCTGAAGACTATTAGCTTGCATTCTAAATACATGCGCATATATAAAGAAGAAAAACTAAAACTGATCAAACTCAAACAAGAGCACTCCAAACTACGATTAGCTAAACATGAGTTTTTTAGTATGGGTCCATCAAAGGAAACAGAAAAACTAGGCTGGGAAATGCCGGCTCGTGGTATGGTTATAAAGACAGAAGTTGATATGTACCTGCAGGCGGATCAGGACATCATAAATGATAATCTGCGAATAGCTATGGCCCAAGAAAAAGTTGACTTACTGTTCGATATTCTGAAAGAAGTAAATAATCGACGATGGAGCATTCGTGCTGCTATTGATTTTATGAAGTGGGTTGGTGGAGGTTAGAATGACAGAAGAAGAAGATAAACAAGGATTACAGGTAGAGATGAAGCAAGGTGAATGGATCCCAATTGAAGTATCATCCTATCATTGTAAAAAGTGTGGTGAAGTACTAACTCATAGACTACCTAGATATTGGAAATGTTATAAATGTAGAATTTGGTTTTCTAAAGATGATTTGAAGAAGAACTCGGGTGGATGAGTAAAAATTTGTATTATTTGAAACAAAATGCAAACGAGATTATACCTAACTTATGGTTGGGTGATAGATTTGCATGCCCTCACGCTAGAGCTCTTGGATTTTCAACAATATGTGTAATCGAAGATCGTTGTGATACTCCAGGATGCATATATAAACGAATAATGCCTTTTTCTGTCACTATGATGGATGGTAGTCTTGCTGTTCAAGTTGATGATAATTTCTTCAATGAAGCTGTAGAAACCGTCAATTATTATCATTCACGTGGTCCAACGTTGATTCATTGTGGAGCTGGTATTGAAAGAAGCCCACTTACCGTTGCTATGTATTTGGTAAAATATTCTGGTCTAACAATTGATGAGGCATATAAACTTCTAAAAGAAAAAAGGCATCAAGTAGAGGATCGTAGACATTGGCTGAATCTTTTAAAGAGGATAAAATGACAGAAGAAGATACAAAACGTTTCAAGAAATTGCGCGCAGAATTATTAGGATGTGCTGCTGCTGTTGATAGAGAGATGCGAAAAGGTGATAAAGCGATGGAGGTCTCTGTATCTAAAATTCTTGAAAAAAATAATATTCGTATGAAAGAAATACAAAACGAATTAGAAGTTTTGATATGGAAAGATTTCAAATGAGTAATTTTTGGGATAAAGTTGCTAAATGTAAGCATGAAAATACATGGGATTGTTATACTGCATATGTAGGTTGTGATACACCGTATTGCAGTGCTTCTGAATATCATTGCAAAGACTGTAAAGCATACATTACTGAATGTGATTGTGGATCAAGCAGTGGTATAAGTGGATGGCCGCACAAACGCGTGATGAAATGGCAAAAGAAGAAGTATGAAATATAAACCAAAAGTATATAAAATCGGCGGAAGATCTCTACCATCTCGTTACTGGGGTCCATTCAAACAAGAGTGGTATTCACTTTGTTCTGGCTGTTCAACCTATGATGGCGGCGGACCGGACTCAAAGTGCCCGAGATGTGCATCTGGTATGTGGATTGGTGTAGTACATCATAAGATAAGTCAGTTCTTTTATTGTCATTTCTATAGTGTATGGTATTGGTGGCAGAATGAGCGACCAGGGTTTCATAACAGTAGAACCAGAAAATTTTTACGTAAGCATTTTCCAAATCTAAGATGAGCGATAAAATTCAAATTCGTAATGTAGATAATGTATATAACCAGGCTATCTGTGAGCCTAGTATTGCACATGAACTGCAAGACTATCTAACATTCATGGTACCAGGATATAAGTTTACACCAAAATATCGTGCTGGTCTTTGGGATGGAAAAATACGATTGCTAAATCTGCGTAACAATCACTTCTACACAGGGCTGAATTCTAAAGTTGCACAATTTGCTAAAGATCGTGACTATGAAATTGAATATATATCTGATTTTAGTCAAACAGAATTCTCTGTAGCTGAAGCAGAAAAATTTATTGCAACACTAAACATACCACTAGAGGTCAGAGATTATCAATTACATACATTTATTCAGTGTGTAAGACAAAATCGAGCATTAGTATTATCACCAACTGCTTCTGGTAAGTCGTTAGTCATCTACTTACTAACTAGATATTATTGGAGTATTCGAAAACCAGCACTTATCATCGTTCCTACAACATCATTAGTGCATCAAATGAAAACAGATTTTGAATCATATGGTGCTACACCTCTAACATGCGGTATTCATAAAATCTTCGGAGGACAAGATAAATGCCCAGCTGGCTATGATGTAGTCGTTTCAACATGGCAATCAATTTATAAGGCAGACAAAGGCTGGTTTGATAATTTCGGTCTTATCATAGTCGACGAAGCGCATCTGGCACAAGCAAAATGTCTTACTGGCATTATGGAAAAGACACCGACTATACCATATAAATTTGGTTTCACTGGAACATTGGATGGTAGCCTTTGTAATGAAATGGTTTTGGAAGGATTGTTTGGTCCTATCGTAAAGTTGATTACAACATCAGAGTTGATGGACCAGGGACATTTATCACAACTACGAATCAAATGTATTGTTCTGAAATATAATGATGAACAACGAAAAGAAGTATCGAAACTCGATTATCAGAAGGAACTGGAATGGTTATTTGCTAATCAACGAAGAAACAACTTCATAAAAAATCTTGCACTATCGTTGAACGGAAATACATTATTACTTTTCCGATATGTTGACAAGCATGGTATTCCGTTATATAATAACATAAAGGCAGAGGCTAAGTGTCCTGTTTACTATGTAGCAGGCAGTGTAGAAGGGGAAGCACGTGAAGAGATTAGAAAGATTGTTGAAACCCACGACAAGTCCATTATTGTCGCTTCTGCGGGTGTTTTTAGCACTGGGATTAATATTGTTCATTTACACAACATTATTTCTGCTGCTCCTTCTAAATCTCGCATAAGAGTATTACAATCGATAGGTAGGGGGCTGAGAGTTTCGGACAAAAAAGAACAATGTACACTTTTTGATATCAGCGACGATCTAACTTGGAAGAATAGAAAAAACTTTACGATTCGTCATTTTCAAGAAAGAATTCAAATCTATAATAAGGAGTCATTTGAATATAAACTATATTCTGTAAATCTAAAAGGATAAAAAAAAGAATGTCAAAAATAGAAACACACTATATCAATAAAGCTGAATTCCATGCAGAATTGGTGCGCTACCATAACATGCCACCAGAAGAAAAGAAGATATCAAATTACATCGGAAAATGTATACAAGATATATGCCACGGATTGTCAAGAAGACCTAATTTTTCTGGCTATACATATCTAGATGAAATGGTTAGCGATGGTGTTGAAAATTGCATTATGGCTATAAACAGTTTTGATATACATAATGAAAAAAAGAATCCTTTTTGGTATTTTTCAAAGATTGCTTACTATGCATTTATTCGACGCATTCAAGCAGAAAAAAAACAAAATTATATAAAACATAAAAACGTTCAGCAATATTTTCTACAGGGCAGAACAGAAGATGTAGAAGCTAATGATCTATCTGAAAAAGTCATATCTGATTTTGAGGATAAACAAGAAGAAAAGAAATTGAAGAAAACACAGAAAGAAGTGAATGTATAATGGATAATACAAGTAGTAGTTCTACACAAAAAGATCGTGATGAAGTGACTGAATGGGAGATGAAACAACCAGGATTTACATTTATCGTTTCACAAGATCAATTTGATAAATATCAAAAGTGGATAATCGAACAGAACAAAAAGGCTATAAAGATTCAGAAAAAGAAAATAAAGAAAACTGATGATCAGTATGAAATTTATAAATCCTTTGGTTGGGATATGGGATATCCTTATTGTGGTGCTGTTGGTGGTGAAATTGATTGGATATTTACTCCAAATGGAATTGGTGATTGTTGTGTTGTGAGACATCATATCACAGGCGATGAACTGAATCTGACTGATTACTCTACATGGTAAAATATGACTAAAATTGCTATCATTACTGACACGCATTATGGGGCAAGGTCAGATAATCTTATTTTCTTAGATTACACTAAAAAGTTTCTTGATGAAATATTTTTTCCTTATATTGATGAACATAAAATACAATATGTTTTTCATTTGGGAGATCTTGTAGAACGTAGAAAATATATCAATTATTATACTGCTTATAGAATGCGTTGTGATTTTTTATCCGGAATAGATTGTCGTAATATTGATTTTACAATCCTGGCTGGTAACCACGATGTTTATTACAAGGATACAAACCACATCAATGCTCTTAGAGAATTGGTTGAGGGCCAATTTCCCAATTTCAAAGTGTTCTGGTCACCTGGTGAAGTTGATATTGATGGTATTCCAATCCTATTAGTTCCATGGATCAATGCTGAAAACAGGGAACAAACACTCAAACTGATAAAGAAAACAAAAGCTCAAATCTGTTTCGGGCATCTTGACCTGACAGGATTTGAAATGCATCGAGGAGTAATGAAACAAGATGGCGACTCTCCTACACTATTTGATAAGTTTGATGTGGTATGTTCTGGGCATTTTCATCATATGTCTGCTCGCGGTAACATTCATTATCTGGGTGCTCCTCTCCAGTTTGATTGGAATGATTATAATGATCCTAAAGGTTTTCATATCTTCGATACAGAAACTCGTGAATTGGAGTTTATCGAAAATCCGTTCGTAATATTTATAAA